TATTCACATGTTTCAGAAAAAGTTTTTAACCTTATAAAGGGTTATGGTTATGATCTTCAAAGTTTTAACAAAGAAGGAGATTTAGTAATAGATCCTCAAGAAGCAACTAGATTTGTAGTTGACGACCCTAATATTTTAGTAAGATTAGATGTACCAGAAGAAACTTTATCTTTGCAAACAAGCGATGTTGAATTAGATGAATCTTTAAGAAATTTGTTGAAAGAAATTGCACAAGACAATTTACTTAATTTTGATTTTAGAATTTTTAATAAGCAATTAAGACCTAAAGGAGAAAAAGTTAATATAGCCAAACAAGCGGAGAAAGATATGGCAGATATAACAGAGGCTAGTTTAGGACGTATGACAGGAACTAGAAAATCTAGTTACCAGCCACTAGCAGATAATGTACAGATAATTGTAAGACATAAAAAAGAAGTAAACGAAGAAGTAAGAGGCTCTAGAAGTAGAAATATTCATAGTATTTTAATCCAACGTGGAGAAGAGAAATTTAAAATGGCAGAAAATAATCTGTCAGCCGCAAGAGCAATGGCACGTCATTTATATAATGGCGGTGAAACATTTGATAGTATTGGTAATGCCATTACAGAAATGTCTATAGAATCAAGAAAATTAAGAGAGTTTGTTAGATATGTTAAATCCGCTAATCTAATTAACGAAACAAATCAGGAATATGTTGAATTAGCAATAGAAAATATTAATTCAATTAAAAATACATTTAAAAAACTTACTGGTGTAAAAACTTATGCTAACGCAATTGAAAGCATAGAGAAAATGTCACAAGTTGAAATGCTACAAGATGATTTAGATTTAGAATCCAAATTTACTGAAACGCATTTTGATGAAAAAGTTGCAGATGTAATGGACAATTTAAAAACAATAGTAAGTAGACAAAAAAGTTTTGAAAGTAACATAATGTCAGCAATACAATTAGAAACATTTGCTGGTATAAAAGGGTTACTTCAAGAAGAAGACGTTGTAGATTTTGCATCACCAGAAGCAAGACTTAGCCATCAGGTTAGTATCTTAGGTAATACAGCAAAAGATCCAATGTTATCAAATTATTTACACAGTATTAGTAGTAAAATTAATACAGGTGGACAACTTAATCAGTTTGAATACGGTGCTGTTAAAAGTTGTTTACTATCAGCGAATCAAAAGGTATCTCAAAGTTCTCCAACTAGTGTTGAAGAATCATATGAAGCCTTTTTGGACCGTTTTACAGAGTAATATACTACTAAAAAGATAAATAATTTTGTTGGAAAAAAATATTTTCCAATAGTTGTAAAAAAGTACTTGACTTTTTTGCATCAAGGCAATATAATTAAGGCACAAGAAATATGAAAGTATTTCGAACATGGCATAAACTAAGGAGAAAATTATTATGGCATCATTGGCAGAAATAAGGGCAAAACTACAATCCATGGAAAACAATTCCAAAGGTAGTTCACCAGCCCAAAGCGATAAAGCAATATACCCATTTTGGAACATAGACGAAGGTACAAGTACAGTACTTAGATTCCTTCCGGATAGTGATCCAAACAACACGTTCTTTTGGGTAGAACGACAAATGATTCGACTAACATTCCCAGGAGTAGTTGGCGGTGAGGCAAAGCCTGTAACTGTACAAGTACCTTGTATGGAAATGTTTGGCGAGACATGTCCTATTTTAACTGAGGTAAGACCTTGGTTTAAAGATCCTTCATTAGAAGATATGGGCAGAAAGTATTGGAAAAAACGTTCATACATTTTCCAAGGATTCGTGAATGAAAATCCACTAAACGAAGAAACACCTGAGAATCCAATCAGACGTTTTGTTATTGGACCTCAAATCTTCAACATTATCAAATCAGCATTAATGGACCCAGAAATGGAAAACCTTCCTACTGATTATGTAAATGGTACAGATTTTCGTTTGACTAAAACAACAAAAGGTCAATACGCAGATTACAGCACATCTAAATGGGCTCGTAAAGAATCATCATTAGATGAGACACAACTTGCGGCAATTGACACAAATGGATTATTTAATTTAAATGACTTCCTCCCTGCTAAACCAACAGCAGAAGGTGTTCAAGCAATAGCAGAAATGTTCCAAGCAAGTGTTGATGGGGAATTATATGACCCAGCAAAATGGGGTAATTTTTTCAAACCCTATGGACTTGATACAGGAACTAGCACACAATCAACAGTGGCACAGGCTCAGCCTGCTCCAGCAGTACAACAACCTGCAACTGAGAGTGTGGCTCCTGTAGAAACAACTGAAACAGTAGCAGAAACAACTGCTCCTGCTCCAGAACCTGTTGCTGAACCCGTTGCGACAGGTGGCGATGCTGGTAAAAAATCAGCAGACGACATTTTAGCAATGATTAGAAATAGACAATCATAAGGAGGAGACATGCAGAAACCATTTGACTTAACCAAGTTTAGAACTGGTCTGACAAAAAGCATCACAGGAATCAGTGCAGGATTTTTCGATCCAAAGGATTGGATTAGCACTGGTAATCACACACTAAACTATCTAATTAGTGGGGACTTCAATGGAGGAATTCCACTAGGAAAGGTCAGTGTGTTCGCTGGTGAGTCTGGTTCTGGAAAAAGTTTTATTTGTTCTGGTAACATTGTAAAAAATGCTCAAGATCAAGGTTGTCAAGTAGTGTTATTTGATTCAGAAAATGCACTTGACGAAGCCTGGTTACAAGCATTAGATGTAGATACGTCACCAGACAAATTATTGCGTATAAGTGTTTCAATGATTGATGATGTTGCAAAAGCAATATCAGAGTTTTTGAAAGACTATAAATCTAATTATGGCGATCTGCCATATGAAGAGATGCCTAAACTAGTATTTGTTATAGATAGTTTAGGTATGTTACTAACTCCTACAGATGTAACGCAATTTGAGAAAGGGGACATGAAGGGTGACATGGGCAGAAAGCCTAAGGCACTGACAGCCTTGGTCCGTAATACAGTCAACCAGATTGCACCTTTCCCAATCGCTCTTGTAGCCACAAACCACACCTATGCAAGTCAGGATATGTTTGATCCTGACGATAAGATCAGTGGCGGACAAGGGTTTATATATGCATCAAGTATTGTTGTTGCTATGAAGAAACTCAAACTAAAAGAGGACGAAGATGGTAACAAAACAAGCACGGTGCAAGGTATCAGAGCGGCCTGTAAAGTGATGAAGTCACGATATAGTAAACCGTTTGAAGGCGTACAGATAAAAATACCTTATGAAACAGGCATGGACCCTTACAGTGGTCTCTTGGAAATGCTAGAAACAAAAGGTATTGTGGAAAAGGTAGGTAATAAACTATCTTATATCTCACCTGTAACTGGAGAAGAAATCAAAGAGTTCAGAAAAGGCTGGACTTCTGATAAACTTCAGGTAATTATAGACGAATGGGGTCAGAATCCTATTGCACAAGACGATTCTATAGATATTGACCCTAATGAGTTAGACCCTTCAGAAGAGGAGTATAAAGATGAGTCCTGAAACAGCACTACTCTATGATACTTGGGACAGTATTAAATCATACGTCTCACCAAAAGAACGACTACATGTCGCAGAAGAACTAGTCAGAACATTTGACGATAACGTTGATATTTCAGATGTAGAAGATCATTTGAATAGTTTTGACAAAGTTATGAAAGCGGCATTAGTCAGCCACTTTGAATTTGGATTCGAAGAAGATGAAGATGAAGAGGAATGGGAATATTAAATTATGGCAACTCACTATAACAAGATTGTTGAAGACTTAGGCAACATAGTACCGGCCATCGAGTATTATGAGAAACAACTTGAAGGAGC